TACTATGGATGGAAACTTGGAAATCGAAGTTTCTATTATTCCTACTGAAACAGTTGTAGAAGATACGACTGTTGCACTTGCGACTCATGCAACTGCTGCAAGAGTTGAAACGGCTGATATGGTTACTAATGTAATCGAATTTCCTAAAAATGCAACTGAATCTTATGTTCCTTCAAAAGTTGATGGTTACGTAAAGTTTGGACATTTTTCGGATGTAAAGACTATTAAGAAGTCTGGAAATTTTTACCCTATCTTCATTACTGGTTTGTCTGGAAACGGAAAGACCATGATGATTGAACAGATTCATGCGGAACTGAAGAAGGAACTTTTCAGAGTGAACATTACTATTGAAACTGATGAAGATGATTTGATCGGACACTATGCTCTGGTCGATGGTCGAACAGTTTGGCAAGACGGGCCAGTTACTATGGCCATGGAACGTGGTGCAACTCTCCTTCTGGATGAAGTTGACCTTGCGTCTAACAAGATTATGTGTCTCCAGCCTGTTCTGGAAGGAAATCCACTTCTGATTAAAAAAGAAGGAAGGATTGTCCGTCCTAAAGCTGGGTTCACAGTCATGGCGACTGCAAACACTAAGGGTAAAGGTTCTGAAGATGGAAGATTTATCGGAACTAACATTCTGAACGAGGCTTTCCTTGAGAGATTCCCAATTACAATGGAACAGGAATATCCTTCCATTTCAGTTGAGAAGAAAATTGTCACAAAGTTGATGACAAATCTTGGATGTCTTGATGAAGAGTATGCTGGAAAACTGGTAGACTGGGCAGATTTGATTCGTAAAACCTTTTATGATGGTGGAGTCGATGAGATCATTGCGACACGTAGATTGGTTCACATTGTTCATGCATTTTCAATCTTCAAGGATAGAATGAAGGCCATTGCAATGTGTGTTGCAAGGTTTGATGATCAGACCAAAGATACCTTCATGGACTTGTACTCCAAGTTGGATGAAAAGGTTTCAATGCCTTCTGATGAAACAGAAGAAGGTGAGACTTCAGAGACAACTGAAGAAGAGGAAACACATCAACCTTTTTAAAAGCTATATATACTATAGGGTGTTGTTTGGAGGGGCAACATCCTATTGTCATATCTACTGAATTATAATGGAGAATTATGGAAGTAAAAATTGGTATTGAGGAATTGAGAGAAAAAAAAATAATGGTATGCACTCCGATGTATGGTGGAATGTGTTCTGGTTTATATTCTAAAGCTTGTGCGGATCTTTCTACACTTGCAACAAAATACCAGATGGATTTAAAATATTTCTATCTGTTCAACGAATCTCTGATTCCACGAGCAAGAAATTATTTGGTCGATGAATTTATCAGAGATGAAAAATATACTCATCTGATGTTTATTGATGCAGATATTCATTTCGATCCAAATGATGTGCTGACTTTGGCTGCATTAGACAAGGACATAGTTGGTGGGCCATATCCAAAGAAATGTATTGCGTGGGAAAAAGTTCGATCCGCAGTTGATGCAGGACTTGCAGATGAAGATCCTAATGTTCTGGAAAATTACACAGGGGATTATGTATTCAATCCTGTAGAAAATACTCACAAAATTAAAGTAACAGAGCCAGTCGATGTTCTTGAGATCGGAACTGGTTTTATGATGATCAAGCGACAAGTATTCACGGATTTTGCAGAAGCATATCCTCAATTCAAATATACACCAGATCATAATCGTTCAGAAAATTTCAAAGGTGATAGAGACATTCATGCATATTTTGATACTGTGATTGACTCTAAAGCCTATTTGGGTGATATCTCTGGTGAAAGTAATCGATATCTTTCGGAAGATTATTTCTTCTGTCAGTTTGTTAGGAGAATCGGTTATCAAATTTTCTTATGCCCATGGATGAAAATAAGTCATATGGGTTCGTATAATTTTAGTGGTTCGATGCAAAGTCTGGCCAATTTAGATTTTGCAGGACACGGCATAGACAATGAAACAAGGGTGAAAGACTTTGAAAAACGTAGAAGAAAAATCAAACAAGCAAGCAAGAAAAAGAAAAAAAGTTGATTACGTATTCGATGAGGGAAAGTATTTAAGTGAAATATGGGATTCAATAGATAAGACCTACACTTCCCATTATGCCCAAAACAAAATACAGTCAACAGAATTTATTTCTGATGCAGGACATGGTGAAGGTTTCTGTATCGGTAATATAATTAAATACGCTCAAAGGTATGGAAAAAAGGGTGGATTTAATAGAAACGACTTGACAAAAGTCGCTCATTATGTTATTATTATGTTATACCTACATGATAACCATTACAAACGTGAAACTCAAGGAGAACACGATGAAGTTAAGTGAAAATACAGTAGGGTTTTTGAAAAATTACGCTACTATAAACCAAAGTTTGGAATTTCGTGAGGGAAAACTGTTAAGAACTGTTTCCCCATTAAACACTATTCTCGCCTCAGTAGAGATTAGTGAGGACTTCCCAAAGACATTTCCAATTTACGAATTAAATCGTTTTCTTGGAACTCTGTCTCTGTTCAATGATCCAGATTTGGATTTTACAGAAGAAGGTGTGACTATTTCAGATCCTTCGCACGAGGCACAATATCGATATTGTGGAAGTAGTTCAATGTTTCAAACACCACCTGAGAAAGATATTTCCTTTCCAGATCCAGATGTTGAATTCACTCTTGAAAAAGATGTATTCAAAAAGACCATTAACGCTGCAAACACTCTTGGACTTCCAGAAGTAGTTGTAGAAGGTAATGGAACTGAAACTCGATTAGTTGTATCTGATACAGGAAATACATCTTCAGATCGATTTTCAACTGGTGTCGGCCCTACCGATAAAACTTTCCGAATGATATTCAAGACTGAAAACTTGAATAAAATTATGGAAGGAACTTATGATGTGAAACTATCATCAAAACGAATTTCCCATTTCAATAGGACAACAGATTCGTTACAGTATTGGATTGCACTCGAGCAGAACTCTACTTTTGAGGGATAAGTTCAACTACACTATGAAAGGTTTTTTGATATGGATAATTTCTTGTGGGTCGAAAAGTATCGGCCTAAAACCATCGATCAATGTATCTTATCTGATACGATCAAGGGAACTCTTGAAGATTTAGTCAAGGAAGAAAAAGTTCCCAATCTCATGTTCACGGGCCCTGCTGGTGTTGGTAAGACAACAGTTGCCAGGGCAATCTGTGATATGACAAATTCTGATTATATTATCATCAATGGTTCTGATGAGGGTAGAATGATTGACACTCTCAGGACTAAAATGACACAATTCTGTTCTACTATTTCCTTACAGGGTGGAAGAAAAGTTGTGATCATTGATGAGGCAGACTATATGAATCCAGATTCGGTTCAACCGGCCATGAGAGGATTCATAGAAAAGTTTGCAGACAATTGTTCTTTTATATTCACTTGTAATTACAAGAATCGTATAATTGAACCAATTCATTCCAGATGTGCGGTAGTAGATTTCACTTCTCCAAAAAGTGAAAAACCAGCAATTGCACAACAATTCATGATCCGTTGTGGTGTTATTCTTACTGAAGAAAACGTTGAACATGATAAGAATGTAATTGCAGCTCTGATTAACAAACACTTTCCAGATTTCAGAAGGGTGTTGAATGAGATGCAACGATATTCTACATCTGGCACTATTGATTCGGGAATCCTTGCAAATATAGGAGAACTGAACCTCAATCAATTAGTTACGGCTCTGAGAGAAAAGAACTTCCCTAATATGAGACAATGGGTCACATCAAATGTTGATAATGATCCTGCATCTGTGTATCGTAAAATCTACGATAAATTGTATGAAGTTGTCGATAAGGGGTCTATTCCTCAAGCAGTCTTGATTATTGCAGATTATCAGTATAAATCTGCATTTGTTGCAGACCAAGAGATTAACTTGGTTGCTTGCCTGATAGAGTTGATGGCAGAATGTGAGTTCTCATGAGCCCATTTGAATTTATAAATCAAATCAACTATGGGAAGAAGAATCTCATGGATGAAACACCAGAGTTGGAGAAGGAATACAAACCTTTTATCGTGAATAGGGGGCTAAGTTTCAATCACGATACTGCATTATATGCAAACGAAATGAACTTTCGTAGTTATGCAGATCACAAACTTCAATTTGACTTTTTTCTAAATAGTATTAGACCAAAGAAAAGATATGGTAAATGGTTGAAAAGGAAAAAAGAGAATAATGAAATTCTTGATATAATCAAGAGTTATTACAAGTGCAATTATGAAAAGGCGAGAGACTATTCAACCTTGCTTAATGATTCGCAACTGAACATTATTAAACAACAAATTGATATAGGTGGATTGAAAGGAACAACATGAACGATACACTCATCCAAGCGATGATTGAAGTGAAGTTGAAAGAAGCCGATGATTTCCTAAAGGTACGAGAAACCCTTACACGTATAGGAATCGCATCACGCAAAGAAAAAACTTTATTTCAATCTTGTCACATCCTGCACAAGCAGGGAAAATATTACATAGTACATTTTAAAGAACTTTTTGCATTAGATGGTAAGACCACTAATTTCACAGAGAATGACCAAGCACGAAGAAACAGTATTGCAAATCTACTCTCTGAATGGGAATTAATTACTCTAGTCGAACCAGATAAATCAGCAGATCCTACAGTTCCATTGAGCCAGTTAAAGATTTTGTCCTTCAAAGAAAAGGATGAATGGGATTTAACTCCAAAATATAATATTGGGAATAAGAGGGATGCTGATGAGAATGACGAGTGATCTATATTACTTCAAATTAGACTCGGCAGTAAAAGATCCTGTTCGTGCCACAGAAGGTTCGGCCTGTTTTGATTTACACTCTTATCTACCA